AGAAGGGGTGGGCATTTGAACTTGCATGGGCATGGGCATGGGCATGGGCATGGGCGGAGCAAGGTTTGACATCTGCTCGGCACCAGCACCCATTCTGTTTTGGCCCGATAAGTTACCAACCTTTTGCTGTGACTCAATTAGTTCCGGGGAGGACGCCATAATGCCGCCCATCTTCTGTAGTTTTGACCGAGCGGGTCTATTGGCTGCGGCAAATAAACTGCGGTTGTATACGTTGTCCATGACTATCCTTACCTGAGAGCACCAAGCCCACCGAAAATGTTCCCTTGCCCTTGTGCGCCACCGTAAATATTAGCTCCCGCCATAACATTTGACATGGGGCTGGCCTGTGGTGTTGCTGCTGCAGCGAGAGAGGTTCCGCTGGATGGTACGCCGGACAAGACATCTCTCATGTAAGAGAACCGTGAGAAGGGCTCGTAAGCTTCTTCTAGTTGTCCAGCACGTTGCACATCGTATTCTTTTTGTAGTTGGTTTTGTTCTAGCTGACCAACGTTAAACAAAGAGTTTATGTCCGTCATGCCCAAACTTTGAGTTGCCTCTCCTAAAGCCCCGATGCCTGTGCCTAAACCTTGGAACAGTTGGCCTGCATTTTGACCTCTTTTCTGTTGGTTTTCAAAAGCACTCTGCGCTTGATTCTGTGCTCCGGTATACGCTGCGGAACGAAGCTGAGATCCAGTACGAGCTTTTTGATCAATGAGGTTTCGTTGTAACTCGGACTCTTGAAGGGCCTGACGAGATCCGCCAAACGCTCCTGCACCAACAGACTGTGCGCGTTGCCCAACATTCTCTATTGCGCCAGCACGATCAATGTCAGCATAGGTCGCGTCGATAACGTCCTCAACAAAGGGGTCGTAGAAATCTTTGTAGCCGCCTGTGCGAACAGGATTGCCTTGATCATCGAGCCGAGGAGTTCGGACAACTTCCCCTGTCGCAGGGTCAACCGATTCGTCGTATTGAATCTGACCAAGAGGGTCGTATTGAGCGGTGCTTGCGTCTAAAGAAGCAATGCCTTTGTCATAAGTGCTTTCAGCTTTATCAAGGTAATCTTTGTATGCCCCAATGCCACTCTCGTATACAACCTCCCCCGTCTCAGGGTCGGTGTATCCGGTCATACGGCGAAGAGCTTCAGTCTGTGCGTCTGTAAAACGCATAACATCTGGAGCAGCAACGCCGCCCTCAGTTCCCTCAATCGGAGTTCCGTACTGATCCGTCTTCGCCAAAGAAACATCCGAAGTAAAACCGCCGCCATCAGCGGCCTCGTACATAGGATTGCCTTCTTCATCTAAAACCGGATTGCCAAACAAAGGAGATTGTGAAGCTATGCCTGAGACTTCGCCCGTGGTTTCATCTGTCTGATAGATGTTTGCCAAAAGATCTTTAAGATACTTCTCCTGATACTCAGGTAGAAGATTCATACTCTTGGTGATATACTCTTCGGCCATTAGGTTTATGCCCTCCGCTCGAATTGGTTCATCATTTCGTACATTTTAGCTGCGCCAGCACCACGATTACCGCTGCCAGCACCCTTGACTGCGTCTGCCGTCATAACAAACTCTCCGTCTGAAAGCCTAGCCTCTTGAACGGGGCCACCGTTTTGGTAAATAGTCGCAGGAATGGAATCACTGGTCCCCGTTCCGGGGCCCTCGATCATACCGCCCATGGCTCGAGTCTGGACTCTTGGAGTACCTGGGACCGCTGTCCCTTTGTAATCAGGGCGTCTTTCGCCTGTGTTGTACTGAGCTAATTCTGTGTCGGACATAAGGTTCTCGAACCGAGGTCGGCGTTGTTGATACAACATCTCTCTCATTATCCCACCCATGATCGGATTTGTTTGCCCGTTGGCGTCACTAATTCCAATGCCCTGCATTAAGTTCTGAGCTAGACCGCCCTGCATTGGACCGAAACTACCGCCCGTGCCACCGCCCGTGCCACCGCCCGTGCTTGCTATTGTACTCATAGGGCCACCCATGCCGCCCATGGATCCACCGAACAACGAAGCAATCCCCGCCGCTTGGTTGTTCCCACCACCGCCAAGAACGTTTCCTATCATGCCAGCCTGACCCATGGTCCCTGCTGTTATCGCGTTGCCTATACCTGATTTAAACGCATCAGACATTGACCCGCCTTCTCCCAAGGACCCAATGCCGCCACCAATAGCGGCCCCCATAGGACCACCAACCGCCATGCCTACAAGACCACCTAACGAAGATAAAAGACCCATTACCAATTACCCCCGCCGTTTTTGTTTTCATTTGCCATTAGGTTTCTCCTGAGATAGCTTATACTTCGTTTTTCCGCCCCTGTCCAAGCCAAAACTTGATTTAAACTTATGGTCACGATATGCTCACGGTAACCGCCCCCACTCCACCCGTCGAAAATATCCCCAATAAGTTAGGTTGGTTCGCTGTTGTTATCTTAACAACTCCCATTGTTCCCGCCGCATCTCTGTATTGAAACAAGGATCCAACCTCCAACCCTTGGTCACTTAAAGGCAAGTCCGTAAGGACAAGGCGAGTGTTCCGCCCTTCCCCTGGGTTCTGCATTTGCTCCAAATACAAAGAAAACGAAAGCACAACTTGCTCCATGTATCCTTTGTTATACGTTTCCGGCGCAGTAGGAAAAAACGGTTTAATTAAATTCCTAGACATTATCTACGTCCGTCTTTTTGAAGATCAACTCTAGGAGTTCCTAATCTCCACCCAACCCCCACGCCAGTAGACTCTAGCTTTAAAGCAAAAGCGCGTCCGCGAAGACGCAAATTAACCTGCTCCGTCCACTGTTCAATGGGCGTTGTAGATGTTCTTGTAACTGACTTTTCCTGTGTCTGAAGATACAATCCACCGGGGTAGTTCCTAGCAGAAAGCGTCATGGTAGCTGCAGGAGCCCCCGCAGTTGAATCTCTAAATGTTAGGTCAGGAATCATTCTGTTAATAAAAACAAAATCTTCTCCGTCCCCAATATCTATCTGACTGCTTTGAACAAAAGCCGAGATGGCAGAACTGGGAGAGGTGCTACCATCGTCAAAACCTGTTTCGTGGCTATACATAAAATGGTCTGTGGACGCGGCTAACGGCAAGTTAATAATGCCTCGATCAAGCCAAGCTGTCCTTTCTATAGATCCGTAAGACCAAACCTGCTCCATGTAGTTGTAGGTTACATAGCTGTCGTTCTCTTCACTACCGGCAGAAGGATAGAACCACCAGATTTCGCCAAACGCTGTGTTGGAACCCGCAGTAATTTTTTCAAGCTGCGCCGTGTTTAGGTTATCAAACACATAATCCCGCACAGTGCAGGGAAGTCGCTGCACCTGACCAGAATAAGCATAGAACTCGTTTCTGCCCATCCAGTAGACCGTGTCCTCAACGTTAATAGCGGACAAAGGACTCGCAATAGTAATGTTTTCGGACACCACGTTAATACCGAATGTAAAAGGTGGCCCAAGAAATTGCATGGCATGAAGAGAAACATCAGTAAAAACAACAACCTGTTGTTTGGTTTCAATTGCAGCAATAATTTGAGAACCAGAGCCAATACTTAAATCACCTGCAGTGTTGGTAGGTTCCGGCAACCATTTTGCAGGAGAAGACTGATCACTAAATCGAATAAGCAAAGGATCTTCAACAGTTGATCCAATTGGGTTGCAACCAAAAGCTATAACATGTCGATCTTTGTCAGACACAATAACAATTTTAGCTGAGACGGGAGGGCTCTGGGGATCGGATAATGCGCTTAAAAAAACTGCGCGTGTGGTTACGCCATTAGTTTTGTCCCAGTAAAAAATCCCCTCGTCTCGAGCGTTCAGCACTAAATCCTCTCCGAAATTGTCGTGGCTCCAGATACGAAGGCTTTGCCCTGGAGCCGAAATGTCTGTTGCCGATCCCCAAGTCCCACGACTCCAAGCCCCTGCGTTCCAACCGTTTCCGGTGATTGTTGTGTCAAGACCAGTGTTTATTTGGTACGTACCTACCGCAGAAGAACCCCCGCTTCCGCTGTCAGAGGCGTTAGCAAACACAAGTGTGGGTTCAAGACCATTGGTTGTAGTAATAGCGGAAATAGGTGCCACGGTTCTTGCTTCGATTAAATAAACGTTACCATCAACAATAGTTTTAATTTGGTACTCTTGGTTAAGAACTGCGGCACTAATAGCACCGCCACTTGAGAACAAAGAAGCGGCACCTGTAAACGTTACAAAGTCGTTGTCTAACGCGCCGTGCGCTGTGTCCGTCACCGCGATTGTTGCACAAGTTACAGCAGCCCCGTCCGCATGACTTGCGGCAGTAGTTCCATTCTGGCCTCTAGCACAACCGTTTAATGTAGCCGAAGTGATCGAAGCATATGTTATTTCTTCGTTATCTATTTTTATAGTTCCCGTTGTTGGAAACCCAGAAGCACTATCTAAAACAATAGTTTCAACCGCGGCGTTAATTGCTCCGTCAAGAGTGTCAGCCCCCGTGACAAACGTCACATCTCCTGCTGAAGTAGTAAGTCGAATTGGTGTAATGTCGTAAAACCCGCCACCCTCTAAGATATAGTACTTTAAATTAGTACCTACCCCAACGTATTGAGTACCGTCGAGAGCGACCCACGGATGCAACGCTCGGCATGTCCCTAAAAAATTAGTACCAGAGTTTTTTACCCACCCGCCAATTTTTTCTGGAAAACCAAACCGGAACCTAACCTTGTCCATGTCAAACCAACCACCCTTATTACTGTAAGAGGTGGTTTCTCGGTTGATTCCCGGCTTGAACTGAAGTTTGGTTAAGGGCATTCATCTACTCCAATAGCCTAATCCGTTAATTACCGTCTAATAGGATGAAACTGTTCGTTTGTCCATTATGTCGCCTCAACCCAGCGTGTTGTGTCTTCATTCCAAGTGTATCTTTTATCTTCACTAGCATCACTAGGATACGCAACAGGGCAATTCCAGATACAAGTATCTTCATTTAATACCCAACTTAGATAAGGCTGTGGAAGATAAAAAGCATCCCTTGTGGTATCATACATGTAGCCAATACCTGCATAGTTTTTGCGTAATGGTGTACCTCCCAACAAGTGTTTACCGCCCGTTGTGTTGTATGATGTTTGAACCCAAGTGCCTTCCTGAGTGTCAATAAAATCTTGCTCTGCCACAATCACGCTTGTAACAATCCCATCCTCAATTTTTGCATAATGTGCCATAATTAATCCTACGCTGTTGTAAACGTGCCAGAAGATGTGAATACATGATAGGTGTAACCACCGCTTTCTGTTACCGATCCACCTGTCGCAGTTTGTGAACCACTATATCTAATAGCAACAATGCCCGAACCACCCGCACCTGATGAATAGCTACCTGTACGTGTACCGCCACCGCCACCGCCACCGCCTGTATTTGCTGTGCCAGACGTTGCATTCCCAGTGGTGCCGCCAGCACCGCCGCCACCAGCACCGCCAGCACCTGTCTGACTGGTGGCATCATAACCGCAACCACCACCGCCGCCACAAACAGATGAAATACCGGGATACGAAGAATATGTACTTATTCCTGCACCACCATCACCAGCTTTGGAACCTGTCGCATCTTGACCAACCGCACCAGCACCACCGCCACCACCGCCGCCGTAAGAATTGCCAGCGTTAGTAGCATCACCACCAACATTACCTTGACCGGAAGATGGAGTTGTAGCAACGGAAGTACCAGTTGCAGCACCACCACCGCCAGATGAACCACCTGTTCTACCTTTGGCACCAGAATTTGGAGAATAAAACCCTTGTCCACCGCCACCACCCCCGACACTAGAGGTGTTTACACTAGCAATTTGGGAAGAAGTGCCGTCATTCCCAACTCCACGACCAACATTAGCATCAGAAAGCAACGCCCCACCAGCGCCAATAGTGACAGTATATGCAGTTGAAACATCAAGTGTTTGTGTGCCTGTAACGTGTCCTCCTGCGCCACCGCCACCAGACTGATAGTCTGTGTGTGCTGCTTTCCCGCCGCCACCGCCACCAGCAACAATAACATAAGTAATGTCATAATCAACGCCAGCACCCCTGTTTGGGAAGCTGCCGAAACCTAAAACAGAATAACCAAAGCTCATTGCTATCTCCTACGCATCATTGGCTGCATCTGTCGTGAAGAATAGTTTGATGCCTAGCAAGCGAGACACACCAGTAAACGTATCGCCACCCGCATTTGCATCCCTAAATATTTGAAAGTACGATTGCGTATCAACCGCTGCATTTGTAAGGGTAACTTCTCCGCTTAATGGAGAAACCTGCTGATCTTCTACCGTGCCTATCCCTGCGTCTGTAACTGTTACGGCTGTACCAAACGCAACATCTATAGTGGCACCATCGGCAACCGAAACTCCCTGCAAGCCCCAGATGCAATCCCCAGTATTTGTTGTGCTAGGCGTCCAAAAAACTTGAAATTTTATTACTCCTTCATTCCAACTTTTTGGAAATCCGATTGAGAACTGAGCAAAGTCATCCGCCGCTGCCGCAAAATCTAAGACTTTCATGTCAGGCCGTAACGCGGTTGTTTCCACTTGAGTAAGGTCTGAGCATGGGTTTGTTGTGCTGGGATACATCGCAGCGGCAGGAACCCAAATTGTTTCCAAGCCTGCGACTTTAGCCGCAACACCACCAACCGTAAGTCCGTCTGTTTCTAACGTTCCATCAATATCAGCGTCTCCTGATATGTCTAAACTTGCAGCGATAATTTCACCACTAGCGTTTATCGCGCCGTTAATGTCGATTGTAGTAGCCGCAATTTGAATTTCAGTGTCTGCTACAATATCAAGCTGCCCGTCAGTAGATGAGTTAATATAAATAGCGGCGTCACGAAACTTTATCTTTTTGTCGGTTCCAACAAGAGAATCTGCGTTACTAGCAAATCCACCATTGAAGACCGTAGCCGCTGTAGTTGTCAGAACCCCCGTAACGCCAAGAGTTTCACCGATTGTGACCAATCCAGTAACTCCTAGATCATCGCCAACAACCAGATCGTCACTAACTACCAAGTCATCAACAGTGGTTGTTCCAGCTAAATTAACAGCCGTAAGAAGATCGTGAACCACGCCACCTGACCCGAGGCCGTCTGTCGCAATAACTTTAGTCTGATTCGCAGGAATGATTACATTAGCTCCGCTGCCGCAAGTAAAAGTCAAAGCCGCAGCCGTTGCGTTATACATGAACCAAGTTTTGGAACTGGTGTTGGGCAAAAGAGTGACCGTGCAAGCCTGACCGCCGCCCGTGAGTTTTAACCCAAGGCATCTATCTGCATCCAGCGCACCGTCTGCAATCGTAATGTTGTCCGTTGAGGCGTTCGCAATAGCTCTGGTTCCCCAAGCAACGGCCTGCCCAATTATTTCTAGGTTAGTGTTAGTCGTATCGCCCCAAGAACCAGATTGTTCTCCAGAACCGATTTCTTCTAACCGTAAATTGTTTACATATGTGCTTGCCATTTTTCCATCCTATGCCGCAATGTTCGTCCAAGACGGTGACTGCGAGGGAGTAATCCCTGAGAAGTTTGGGGTCAGGGCGGGTATAATCTGCCCCCACGGTTGTTGCAGGATGCCAATCTCGCCAGTTGCTGACAACCCGGTTACATGTACATTAGCGGTTCCAACGATGGCTGTCGATGCACTATTCACCGATGCCGTCATTGCCACCATTGTATTGGTGGTAAAGAAACTTCCGAGCGTTGCTGTTCCTACAACTCCGGTAACAAAAGCATTATCGCCTCTTGTTGTAGAAATTGCTCCAATGGAAGTGGTGGCACTAACACCCATGTTTGTGGTAAAGGTGTCACCTACCGCTCCAGTACCTGCAACCCCTGTAACAGATACTACAGCATCGCCTTCTTGAACCGCCTGTCCAACACTACCTGTAGCAGTAAGCGCAAAAGCAGGACTTGTGTTCCAAGTGCTTGTATTCCAAGCTCTTGCTGAACTGTTCCAGCCTACAAACGCTACAGTAGAGGACATTAGGCTATCCTAATAATCGCGTTAGACGCATCCGCAGTTGGGAAAATAATAGTAAAGTCCCCGCTACTAGCAGCTTTATCTGCGCCAAAATCCAAAACACAAACGGTAGGATCCCCAGATGCAGGGGCATTATAAATTAACGCGCCACGAACTGCCGAAATACTTACGTTAGAAAACACTTCATCCGCAAAGTCTGTTAAAGCGGTAGTTCCACTTGCCACAGGCGTTACACTGGTGAGGAATTGTCCGCCAGCACCGTAGTTTGTGCCACTAACCTCGTTGGTAGCAGTGTACGCAGTAGTCGCAGCCGTAAAGGTTGCGCTGTTAGTGTACAGAGCTAACTTAAATACGTTGCTTGCTGCTGTAAAATTGTGGACGCTCTTCATTAGTTCTACTTTGAACGAGGTACACAGAAAGTTTCCATTAAATGCCATCTACATTTTCCTTATATATTCGGCCAACGTAGGCTGACCAGCATCTTTTATTGCATTATATACCGTAGTTCGGTCACTTTGTATAGCTTGGCGCATATAGACGGCGACAAGCTTTTCGATCTCATTACGGTACTCAATTGTCTGAGCGCGAATAGTAGGATGCGCGGTTTCTGAAACAGACACAATTTTGTTCACGCAACGGTTCGCAACTTCCTCGGGAGTAGAACCTCGGTTGTTGGTCGTAGCGACTTCAACTTTGAAGTCGTTAGACATTGTAACTGGAAAAGACATGTTGTTCATACGATACCCCCTTACGATTTGTTTCGGATAAGTTGACCTGTGCGGTACTCATCCGTTACCTCTAGGGCCTCACCTAAGTTTTTCAAACGAGATACCGACTCCCCAAATTTTTGCGTATACAACTGCATTAGAGTGGGATCTCCTTTCATGTAAGTGTAAGCCTCCGTTAAAGACCCGTACAGCATCGCTAATTCTGCGTTCTCACTAAGCCATGTTAATGTTGTATCCGCACCAATAGCCGAAATTACGCCCGTAGCCCCACTCGGACTAGCTGTAATTGTCTCACCAACAACATAGTTGCTGCTAGGAATTACCACCACCAAGGAGGTGCCCGAAGGAACCAAATCTACGCCACTGCTTTCCCCGCTGGTGCCCCCAGTAATAGTGTCGCTTGTGGTAAACGTTCCAACAACACTTGTTAAGGTTAGCGTGTAGCTGCTTTGAGTTAGACTTTCGGGCCTGTAGAAATAATGAAGTTCTGCACTATAACTACTATTAGGTGTAGGTCCCAAGATGAAGTTGTTTAGATCAAACATCCCATAGTATTTAGGAGCTCCAGTTGTAGCCGAATTTGGAGTGTACATCTGAATAAACTCAGGGTCTTTGTATTCCACAAAAGATGTGTTGCTGTCGCTGTCTGTAAAAGACAGGGCAAACGGAGCTAAAAAATCACTCGGAACAGCTAAGTATTTGTTGTTCTGAGTCATGGCTCCTGCGGAGTTCTTTCGAAACAAACTTAGTTGAACGTTTTTAAGAATGCGTTCCTCGGTAAGACGAATAAACAAAGGCAGGTTTCTTACAAAAGAAGTTTCATTGTTCTCAGTGTAATCTTCTATTGCCGTTTTCAACTGTGTGTATGTAAAACTCATGTGTTAATCTGACCTCCCATACCGCTATGATTTGTGCAATAGTAGTACAGGGTAGGAGCCCCAGAAGCAACTTCAATTTGACTATATGCTCCAGCACTCCCTGGCGTTCCGTTAATGGTTACGCCTGTGGTGTACGCACTTCCACCCCCCCACGTTCCGTTAGAGGTAATAGAAAATCTTAAAGGGTGGTTGGAATTAGAAGAATTTGATTGATCGAATCTATAGATGCTACCTTCTGACAAGTTAAGGGTAGCTGCCCTTGAGCCATCAATATAATAATAGTTAGCTCCGGAATAAGAGGCAACTGTTACCGCGTAAGTAGCCGTAATGTCCGATGTTGTTGTAGTCGACACCGCGCCAACAGACGATGTTAAAGCCGCTAATGTAGGATATGCTTTGTTCTCTGCCTCTGGGGCTGTAGACGTTGCAGTACCAACAGACGATGTTAAAGCTACTAATGTAGGATATGCTTTGTTCGCTGATTCATCTGGGTTTATAACGCCAGTTACTGTTACTGTGCCTATCGCACCAACAGGTGCTAAATTACTCAAAGGTGTTATACCAGGGATACTATTAAACCCAACAGGATTAAAACCGTACTGTATGTTTCTTTGTTCCGCCAGATTATGTTCTGGACGGGGCCCTTTCAAAGCCTGTGGGTCAGGTCCAACTTTAGGAGCGGACAGTTGCGGTTGTTTTGGATCAAATTCGTCCGGCCCAACTTTAGCTCCCGTCCATTCTACCATCATGTCACGAAGGCGGTATCGCCGCCCTGATCTATCAGATATCCCCCAAGCATGTTTTCCACTAGCGTATGTCATTACACCCTCAAATAACTCAAGCTGGGTTGTAGCTTCAAAGGAGTTCGTCCGGAATCTTCGTCTGCAGCCCGTTGAAACTCTTCTTCGTAAACCGATTTTAACATCTGGATTCGGTCAGGTACTCGTTTCATGGCAAGATAATACGCCAAACCTGCCACCATGCAGGGGAAAAACCTAAACGGCATATCCGCAGTGTTTACTAACGCACCAGCATCTTCAATTCTTTGGACGTAGTAGTAAATTATCTGGTCGGTGGAGTTGTCCGGAACAGACCACAAGTTTATAATTGGGTCAATTTGTCTATTAAGCCAGTACTGACTTGGTCTTCCTTGGGTAGTTTTATTCGGGAGATTAGCATAGTCCCCACGGCTGATGCGCTCTACCTCGTAATCAGTGTTGTTGCGACGAAGAACAACGTCTAACAAATCAACCACATCATCCGTCAAGGGTTCTTGCGCCTTACCCTGAGTTAAGTTGATTGTGCCTTGTCGAACAGTCCACAAGTTTAAACCTCTGTTGGCCCACTCTGCAAACATAAGATTCAAAGATCTACGCGCTGTTTTAGCATCGTAGCCCGTGCGAACCTCAAGTCCACAACGCTCATAAGCTTCTTCGATGACTTCAGCAACGTCAAGGTTAAAGTCTCTTGTTCCAGATGTTGCCATAACTAAACTAACTTCGGTTGTTGATTAGTTCTAGTCATAACACAGCCACCTTTTTTGTAACCCATTTTAGCCACCGCCGCTGGGGCCACTTTTTTCAACTCTGTTATGCCCTTACCTTTGGGTCCGCTAGGTATCGGTTTTTTCATCTCCATCGTCCTCGTTATAAAGATTATCAAACACTCTATTCACATCCAGTGTATAGTCTAAATCACTTTTTGAATAGTGTATATGTTGGGATGGTCTGAAGTCTGGAGCACCCTCACCTAACGCAAACCAAGCAGGATGCGTCACACGCACTCGATTGTTAGGTAAAGCAACAATGTTGCCTGTCCATTCTCCTGCGTCTAACAATTGCAAAACATGGCTTTGTTTATGCTGTGCAGGATCATCTGCTATTTCAGAGTCAGTGTAGTCAACCGTAAACAAATACTTTGCGGGAAAGAACTGACCATCAATCTTTGCCATCCAAGGACAAGGTGTAGCTCTGTCCAAAACGTATACTGCGTGGTGGTGCGAAGCACAGTCCCAAGGTTGAGCATCGTGTGTTGCCATTGGAGTAGGCCATTCCGATAACGGGATATCTGCGACCAACGCCGTAAGAGGCATCCGAGCCCACATTGCACCACCATGAACTGTGTCCTCTTCCTCGTCTTCGGCTTCGCAACCCGTAAAGATTACTTGAAAACTTAGGGACCTATTCGGCATACTTGTTACAGCTATGACCATCGCGTGTAAAAACTCTCCATGATATTTCTCATGGTTATGAGTGTACTCGCGACGAACCCAGCATTTAAAGTATGGTATGTTGCTTTGTAAATAAGACATCTACGCTAGAACACCCCCCTAAAACCAAATCCTTTGACTTGACCGCCAGCCCTCATGCCTTTGACTTTGCCACCAGCTTTCATGCCTTTGACTTTGCCACCAGCCTTCATGCCTTTGACTTTGCCACCAGCCTTCATACCTTTGACTTTGCCGCCAGCCTTCATGCCTTTGACTTTGCCGCCAGCTTTCATGCCTTTGACTTTTCCACCAGCTTTCATGCCTTTGACTTTGCCGCCAGCCTTGTAACCTTTTTTCTTCATTTTCATTTTATCTCTCCTTTAAAAGATTCGGACTAATCCGCCACTTGCTTTCCAATTTATACGCTTAGAAGACTTTTTCTTTTTAGACGCCGAAGTACACTGAGACATAGTTGGTCTACACGCTGGATAACCTTTTCGCTTCTCGCCCTTCTGGCGACCACAAGGCTTCCCTGTTTTACAGTCAACCCATCCTTTACCATCGTTTTGGCTAAACCATTCTTGCAAAGAGTTTTTCTTTTTAGCCATCAGTACGTCCTTGTAACCTTGCGGCGAGGTTCTTCTACTTGACCGCAACCCGCAGCGATAACACCGCCACTATTGTAATTACGAGCAGGACGTTTGGGTTTGTCTATAGCCGAAATGATGCCACCTGTAGCAGCCTTCTTAGTAGAGTTTCCCCAGTTTGCGGCCCCCACTTTTCGACACTTGGCTACCGCTCCGCTTGCGTATGCGCTGGGCCACACCTTGTACCGAGCCTTTACCTTTTTGGCGCAAGCGTCGAGCTTTTTCTTTTTTGCCATTACTTGTCCTTTCTGGAGGTGTGGAAACTTGAAAACTCATCGCCCCACGATTCATCATTTCTTGCGCTCCTGACCAAAAAATCCTGCCACATAGGCTTTATCATATCGTAATTTTCTTCCACTTTGTAAGAAATTAAACTTACACTAGCGTTCATCTGGTAAACTTGCAAAGATGCCCAGCCCAACATTCCCAAGGCAACCGCAGAAAAAACACTTTGCAAATCTAATTTCATTACGTCACCACGCCTTACATGACCAGTATTTGGCCTTTAGTTTATCCAAGGTGCCTTTGTCACAACCATGTCTTGCACGAAACGATTTTCTGCGCTCGGGGTTAGACTTCTTAATTGTCATGTTGGCATCGCCAAACCGAACAATCTTTTCTTTCCCCTTGTCGCAAGCCTTAACAACAGACTTTTTGCCGCCGGATATTTGGCGTTTCGGCTTGTTGCATTTCATTTTGGACTTGTCGATCTTAGCCATTTTAAATCGCCTTATGCGTGGTAAAACATCATAAGATCAAATTGCGGAACAACGAATGTAACGTAGCAACCATCCTTAAACAAAACACCCTCATCTGGTATAAACGGATCGTCCGAGGAGTTATCAGTTCCAATCGAGCGGAACTGTATGACTTCTGTTCCCGTAACACCACCGTTACGCAAGTTAGCTATCCCAGCAGTTCCACCGGAAACAAAAGAAAACCCTTGCAAACGAGTGCGCCCCGCAAAAACTACCCCCGCTGCGTTGGCGTTTATACCAGCAGACACGTTTCCTGCGGGGTTGCCAACTGCGGTTATGCTTGCAATTGTTTTAAAATATCCGGTACTGGTTGCCGTTCCATCATTAGCCCCCGTAAGGTTTTCGGTAAGAGCCGCACCATTTACATCTGTGCCGACTATATTAAACGACTTTGAAGAATCGTTACCTGCTGACAAAATGGTTACTTGCCTTGCAGAAGCGTTTGTAACGCTGCCGCCAGAAGCTAAAGCCCCGCCAATAACCAAGGCTGCGTTGTTTCCCACTGAAGTGGCTGTTGAAATTCCGTCCGCATCTAATGCCACCTCATCGCTGATGATGACCGGGGTTACGTCTGATCCTGCCATTTTGGCCTCCTATAAATGAAGGCGGGGCGTTAACCCCGCCAAATTAAACATTAGGCTGCAAAAGCAAACGTACCTGTAGTACCCGCGCCAAGATGCTGGAAGTTAAACGAAACATTCCACAGACCCTTTGTTGTGCAGGTGAAGTAGATATATGAGCCAATGCTCATCAAGTTCGTTGCTGCGCCTGCTGGAGTAAACTTCAACAAAGTTTCTCCCGCAGCAGACGTATCGAACACAACTGCGTTGCTTGTACGGCTTTCTATAACGCTGCCTGTCTCATAAGCATCACTACCCGCGCAATCAAAGCTCAAGAAAGCAGTTCCGCCAGTAGTGTCTACGGACTGAGCGTGTACAACAACAACACCTGCTGTCGCTGCTGGCAGAGTCGTGATCTGCTGGGCACCGCCAGTGAATGGGTTGACGTTAATTCCAGCAACATAAGTAACTGTAGCACCAGTGGCTTTAGCCGTTACAGCTAGACCGTTTAGCGTGGGGTGAGCACCACCAGAAAGGACAGACCCAAGTACCGTAAGATCCCCGCCAATCGTAGCGTTGGTTCCGTATGTAGAGTTAGTGGTATCAACGCCAGTTGTAGCGTTGGTTGTAATGTCTTGAAAACCGTTTTGCGAACGAACTGGTCCGCTAAAAGTAGAATTGCCCATGAGAATCTCCTGTCTTGGGTTAAGTCAGCCACAGAATGCGACTGTCAGGGATATCTCTACAATACAACAGGTCTATTCAAAAAGAAAGGGGCAACCGAAGTTGCCCCTTGTCCCCCTTGGAAGTAGAGGGTCTTAGGCTCCAGGGGAGCCAAAGATACAACGGGGATCGCTGAAGCCGAAGCTATAACGTTCCCGTGCTTTGAAGCGCATGTTACCCGTGTCGAAATCAGCTTCCATGTTAGTGGAAAGAGGAGTCCGCTCAAAGTGAACAAAGCCGCGAGGCGCGTCAGTTTTGATGAAGAACGCATCTGGATCAGTAAGGAAGTCGTTGACGGCATAGCCTTCTGGCAACATCCCCATGGAACGGATTGCGTTAGTGTCATTGTCCGAAGTACCAACACGAAGGTTAGAGACCATCAGACGTTCGGCAACGAATTGCAACTGACGAGGGATCATCAACTTTATGCCACGAAGAGCAACCTTCAAACCACGTTCGTCAACATAACCAGCGATGTTGATCAAAGCATCTTCAAGAGATGTTTCATTCAAATCCGCAGGAGTTGATGGTTCGTTGGCAAAAGTCCCACCGTTTGTAAGTGGGTGATCCGTAGCACAAAGTGCAACACCGTCACCGCCAGCAGAAGCACCCGCAGTGAACGCATTGTTCAGCACAGCGGCAGCTTTAACCTGCTTAGAGTGAGCCATTGAACGAGCGAGGGCTTTCGTGTAACGACTGCCGAGGCGGTCATACAAGTTGTCCTCGATTGCTTCCTCAGTAATGGAGAACGCAAGCGCAACGGTTTCGTGGTTGTAACGAGCTGTGTATGCTTCGTTAGCATCGTCAAAGTTAATCGCAGAACCTTCTGACTTAGTAGGTGCTGCGCCAAACCCGGCCAACATAACCTCTTCTTCGAATGCACGATCCGATGATTCAGTTGTGAAGATCTCAGCGTGTTGGTTTTCGTAACGATTGTACTCCATACCAAACAGCGCGTTGAGGCCCGGTTCTAGCTCTTTCGCTAGTTGTGCGCGTGAAATAGCCATTTTTTAGACCTCCTTATACGCCAGTTGTAGAAACAGAACCAGCCGCAATAGAACCCGTAGGCGCATTGAAGTGGTTGTTTATACGAACGATTAATGGGATACCCGCAGCGGTAAAGTCAGCATTGTCGGGGTCATTTTGGACACCCATAATGCGTAGAGCCAATGTGTTGGTAGCTGCGATTGTGTTCAGATCCGCTGTAGCAGAAGACAT